GTAGGGCGTTCCGATCCATGCGCGAGCTGCGGAAACGATGACGTCGCGCATCAATCTTCTTTTGGAATTCCAACACGCATGATCTTGTCATTCCCAGGGATATGGGGGAACCCTCGGAAGTTCAGGCCATTGTTGAACTTTGATTTGCACGTCGCGAACTGCTTGTCGCATCCAGCAGTTACCCGAACGTAGTCACCGACCGCAGATGCCTGCACCAGAGGCTGCCAGAGCTCTATTTCCTCAGATGTGCCAACAATACGCGAGAACTTGATCTGCCATTTCCGCCCGGCATTCACGCCTGTGGTAAATTGAGCAGTTCCATTAGCAAAGAAACCTCTTGCAAATGAACTTATGCCAGTCACCTTGAGAATCCGCATTGCATCAATGCTCACCACCTGCACCACGACTGAATAGGAGGAAGACAGGAGATTGATTCCGCACCGCGCATCACCAAGAACGGCGTCGCACCCATGCTGTAGCAAGCGTCCCTTCTGCTGACCCAATTCATGGGATATGCCACGAAGCTCTGCCTGAAAGTGATACTGACCACGCGAAATTTCGCCGATATGTCCAAACTTCACCAGAAGGCGTTGGGTGACGTCCTGCCAGTTGACTTGCCATATCTCAACCTGAGCGTCATCAAAGTCGCCGGCTGATATCCGCGTTTCAGAAATGCGCGCAGATGAAAGCGCGCCATGCGCTTCCAGATTGTCTACGGCAAGGCCAAGAGAGGACTCAATCTCTGTTGCTGAGAATCCAGAGTCGGCCTCAAATGTCGTGCCGTCAAACGTCAGTTCACGGTCATGATCCGTGAACCCCAGTTTTTCGCCAGACGTGAGGGTGACACGCCAACAATTGCAAAGTGTGGTCGTGCCTGTCGCCAAATGGGCAGCAAGCCCGGCGGGAAGCGTCCTCATTCACGGATCTCCACAATCGGAATCTCTGGGATTTCCCCCGCATCGAAAAGTGTCAGGTTGATCCGCAATTCGTCAGTGTCGAAACGCACCGGCACGTCAAACTCAAAGCCTGCGGTTACTGTAGCGCCAGCAGCTGGAATGCTGCCTGCAGTGAATGTGATGACGCCCGTCAACGTGTTGACTGAAAAATTGGACGTTTCGACGCCGTTAACCGCCGCGCGCACCGTTCCGCTCACCGGCTTGGTGATTGTGCGGACATAGTCACGCAGTCCGGTTCCGTATTTCTTGACCAGCTGAAAGGCGGCGTTGGTGCCGTTGCCAGTGCCGAGCGCTTGGTTAAGCGGCGAGATTGACGCCGATGGCGCGCAGGACTTGAAGTCTCGATGATCTTTCCACCGGAAGCCATGAAGCTTGCCGCGGCGTTCCTCAAAGAATCCGATCAAGGTGTGAAGATCGTCAAGCGTTTTGACGCCATACCCCGCGTTATAGTTTCGCTTTGAATCCGCCCATCGGCTGTTGCGTTCTTCCGATCCGGAACCGGTCACGACAATTTCGGTGCGCCTGGTTGGACCGCCCGAGCTCCCAACCGATATCGTTGCGGGAAATCGCACGTTGTCGAAGGCCATCACATATTCCTCTGGCCGCGCACTACGGCGCGGGTGATCATCGAGGCCACTTGCGTTTGCGAGCGCTGAAAGCTGGCCGCGTCCTGCGCCTGAATGTTGACGGTCACGTTTGCGCCGCCGCCGCGGCCGTTGCCATTTTCCATCGGTGTAACGCGCGCTGGTCCGTGAATGATCTCCGGACCATTTTCGCCTGCAATGCCCCATTGCCCGGCCCCAAGCGTCCCGCCGTTGGCGAATAGTCCGCCAAAGCCGCCGCCGCCACCAAGCATGCCGCCGCCCAGTTTGCCCAGAAGGGCATTGAGACCGGACTGCAGCAACTGCTTCGCAATGCTCTGCAGCGCATCCAGAGCCACCTTCTTGAGGTTGTCGAACATTTCGCCGAGAGATTTGGCACCCGTCACGGCGTCGACCAGCGACGAGACCAAGCCGCTGGCAAACGAGGTGTTTAATCCACTGACAGCCGTGGTCGCCGTCTGTGTATCTGTGGCCAGCGTCTGCATGGCTTTTCCGGCGCCGTAGATGTCTTCAATCGTGCCAGCCGGAATTACAGGAGCGGTCAGTGGATTGGTGGCCGTGAAACTTGAACCAGAAGGGGACGTTGTTGACTGCGGCGCTGCATTGCCAGATATGACGTCAGAAAGTGTCCCTGGCAGCGAGCCTTTGCCGGGCGCACCAATTCCCGCTGCGTCAAGAGTCGCCTTGTAGTTTAAGAAGCGCTTGGTGGCGTCATCCCAAGCTTTCGCGCTGTCCTCGCCCGCTTTGCGCAACGCTGCTGAAGCGCCCTCCATGTCTCCGCTCGACAGAGCCGTGAATGCTTCTGCCGCGCCGTACACATAGGCCGTGAACGACTTCCAGATGGCAATGGTCTCATACATGAACTGCAGACCCTGCTGCAGCACATAGTTTATGCCTTCCCAAAGCGCCCTTGCGGCATCTCCGGTGCTTGCCCATTGCACAAAATTGTTGGTGATCTCCACCATTGCCGGAGCAAGGTTGCCCGCGATGGTGGTCGCCACACCCATCCCGGCTTCTTTCAGCCGAGTGAGGTTGTCGTTGAATTGCTCGGCTGCCTGCGCCGCTGCAGGGGTCACAACGCCACCGAAGCGCTCAAGCTCTGCACCGGCTCCAGCGATGGCCTCACGGCCACCGTTGAGCATAGGGATCATCTCGGCGCCGCTTCTGCCAAACAAGGCTATGGCCAGCGCAGTCTTGTCCGCGCCGTCCTTCATGGTGGCGAACTTCGCCGCCACGTCCTCAATGATGGCGGAGGTCGGCCGCAGCTGACCCTGCGCGTCCGTGGCACTGATGCCCAACTGACGAAGGGCCTCACCTGCAGAATTCTGACCGCCAGCGGCAATATCGGACAAGGACCTGGAGAACTTGGCGAGGGTGCCGGTCAGACTTTCGAGGGATATATCCGAGAGCCGGGCTGCATATTCCAGCCTTGAAAACTCATCGACGGGCATGCCTACCTTCTGGGCGGCCTTGCCAAGATCGTCCATTCGGTTGAGTGAGTGGCCAACGGCAACGGTGAGAGTGCCCAAGGCAGCAGCAGCCCCGGCTGCTGCCCCCATGGCGAGACCGCGCAAAGATCCCGAAAGCCCGGCAAGCGATCCTTGCGCCTTCCGGGCACCCGCGTCGAATTGTGCCGTGTCGAGCCCGAGATTGACTCTCAGGTTGCCGATTACTGCGCTGCTCACTGCTGAGTTTCTCCGGGATAGCCAAATGCCAATTTCAGGTTGGCAAGGAGGACTTCAGGATTCTGGGGGGTTATGTTTCGCTGAGATTTTTCGCCCATCATCTCAGCAAGCGACGGCATTTTCTTTGTCCTGGCGAGGCCCTCAATGTGCCAAGCCAGCCAGCCAAGCCTTTGCTGCTCATTCCGCCTCAGAGCCGCCTTGCCCCGCATTTCTCGCTCGGCTTCCATCGGAGTGATGTTCCAGAAGCGCGCCGGGTCGCACCCGGCCTCCACCCATTGCAGGTGAAGATCGGCCCAGCTTGGGGCCGCCGCTTCCGTTACCGAGGGTTTTTGCCGGCGCCCTTGCCACCCGGCGGCGGGAAGGCGAGAGCAACCGCCTTCGTGACCGCCACTCCCGTTGCCTCGGCGCCCGCCTCATCCATCACATCGCCCGCGTCATCGACTTCCATTTTGTGATGGCGAAGAAGGGCGGCCCAGAGCATGGCGCGGACGTTCGTCACCTTGCCCCGTTCCATCATAATTTCGTCAACGCCCTTTTCGAGAAGCTTCTCAAGGGCGCAGACGGCGTTGATTGTAAACACCAGCGTGTAGGTCTTGTCACCGGCCGAAAGGGTGACTTCGCCGCGATGCGGATTTGCCATGGCTTACGCGTAGACCGGCTGACCAGACGTCTTAAAGTCCAGTGTCACGGTCATCCGGTCATCAATAGGCGTCTCCGGAGAGAACCCAGTGATAACAGCCGTGAAAGTGCATGTAAGGACGCCAGGATGGGTGATGCGAAACTGATTGACAGTCGATGCATGGAAGGCGGCAAGAAGCGGGTCGGTGGCAGATGGAACATAGTTGACTGTAACAGACGGCTCGCCGCCATCCTTCCAGCCGTTGATGTATTCTCGCCATCCGTTGGTGCTCTGCTGGTGCGTAGCCTCAACGGCATCGCGCGTCAGCTGCGGAGGGGTGATGGCGATCACTTCTGCAACGGTCACGTAACTCGTGCCGTTGAAGATGCCGAATGTCATCTGATAGCCAATTGAAGCGTTGGTCGGCATGGTCAGGCTCCTTTATGCCAAATGATGAAGTCCATGGAGACGCGGAACAACTTGTCGGGGCTGTCCTCGGGCTCGTATTGGTCGCGCTCGGCGTCTTTGAAGACCCCGTCGAAAGTGATGGTGCCTGGCGGCGTCGGAGTTCCCTTGTAGCCAGACAGGCAAGTCGTAATGGCTCGAGCGACCGTCTTGGCCGACGCATAGGTGTCTGAGTAGCAGTCAACCTGCACGCGCGCGGGCACAAGACCGGAGGGGCCTTGATGCGTCACGTCCGGCACAGAACTGATCACCTGCAGCACGACAAATGGCTCAGCGACGTTCTGCGGCGCACGCATCCAGTAGACCCGTGTCGGGTTTGTGCCGACAAGGGCGGTGAGCGGCGAATAGGCCAGCAAAAGGGCTGTCAGTGACTCTTCCATCAGCCTGCGGCCTCCACTGCCATGAGCGCCGCGAGCGAGGCGCGATACTTGACGTCAGCCGATTGCTTCTTTGAGCGCGACAGCCGTTTCGCCGCGGCAATGATCTGCTGACCAAGCTCAGACTTGATGATGTCAAGAGCGTTGCGCTGCTCCGCGTCCCATGCGGGGCGCATGTAGGGCTTTGCAACTGATCGGCTGGTGCCGAACTCTACCAAGTGGCCATAGAAGCCATCAGGCACGGACGGCCCAACGTACATTTCCGCAAAGCTGCCGGCGCCTGCAGCCGCGCGCCGGGCGTCTCGCAGGGCCTGCACTGCGGCGCCCTTGCCTAGCCCTGACCGCATGGCGGCCGAAAACTCGGCATTGCCAACCTTGTTCTTGATCTTGGCAGAAACTGATATTGAGTCCCTCAGGTCGCCGCTTTCTACCGGAACCAGGTCTCGAGCTTTTTGCGCAATGGGCTCACCAGCTTTTACCAGAGTGCGCTTCAGCACATTGCGGGCCGTGGCCTTCGGGAGCTCCGCCAGCGCTTCGTCCAAGGCCTTGAAGCCGGAGGTGCTGAGCACCACAGGCTTGCTCATTCAGCCCTCGCCGTTGCGGTGATTTCGCGCATCGAATTGCGCCCGAGGTTCTTGACCCCTTGGATATCGTAGGTCCGGCCCTGATACTGGAGCCGGTCCTTCGGCGTGATGGAGGCCGCGAGCGTCGACCACCGTATCGTGAAGCGGATCACCTGATTGGCTAGGGTCTGCCCCGCCGACCAGCGCTCCCCATCTGAGACCGGCCGCGCGTCAGTCCACACGGTCGCCAGTGTGTTCCACGTGTCGACCCCCTCGTTGAAACCATTTGGCGTCGACGTGGCGCGCAGGACTGCCACGCGACCGTAGAGAACGCCGGCGTCCATCGGTTACGTGCCGACGATCTCGATGGTGTAGAGGGCCGACGCGCCCGCAGCGTTGGCAATACGCAGAATATCGCCAGTGGCGGCGGTGACCGTCCAGCCGGTCTGGGGCGCCACAAATGCCAGTGCGCCGCCGGGGCGGACTTGAACCGTATGCGTGGCCGCGCCGAACGGGCCCAGAAAGCCGTTTGCCGGTGCCGGGCTGACCGTCAAGTTTGTGGTATTTGCGGGGTCGGAACGGATAACGATGCACTTGACGGTGGCGAAGGTGAGCGGCGAGACGCCCATGATATCGGTCAGCACACCCGCGAGGTCGATATCGTCGTTGGCGGCAGTGAGCACGGTACGGCTGGCGGAATAGGTCTTTGAGGCCTGGTTG